TGGAGCTGGCAACGTTGAAAATGGCGCGCATCGGTACGTTGTGACTTTTGTGACAGCATCCGGTGAGACTCAAGCCGGGGACATATCGGCAGCGGTAACGGTTGCTGATAAAACGGTTAACGGCAAGGTGGCATTGTCTGCTATTCCAATCGGTGGAAGCTTAGTAACAAGTCGCAAAATATACCGAACCGCTGCGGCTGGATCTGTTTACTTATTGCTTACAACCATTGCGGACAATACGACCACCACTTACACGGATAACACGGCTGATGCAAGTTTGGGAGCAGAAGCACCAAGCACGAATTCGACCGGCGATCCTATTCTGAATATTCTGATTGCTGCGGCAAGACAGCATGCAGAGACTTTGCTTAAACGATATTTGATCACTCAAACAATCGACTATTACATGGATTGTTTCGATTCTTGGGAGATTAAGTTACCTCCTTTGCAATCGGTGTCTGCAATAACTTATGTCGACACGGACGGCACAACGCAAACAATAGATGCGGCTGATTATCTGGTGGATGCTGTTAGTGTGCCTGCCAGAATAACCCCAGCATACGGCGAAACATGGCCGACACCAAGAACACAAAATAATGCTGTGAAAATCCGGTTTATTGCCGGGTATGGCGCAGCCTCAGCAGTTCCTCAGTGCATAAAAAATTGGATGCTTTTGAGAATAAAGCAGATTTACGATCAGCAAGGAATGGTTAATGTAGGGAATATCGTGAGTGAATTTCCATATTCATTCGTTGACGGCTTGCTTGATCCCGAAAAGGTTTATTACTGATGACAACACCATTTAAAATTGAGCGATTCTGGGAAGGCGAGACGGTAGCTATTTTAGGCGCTGGCCCGGACATGACCAAAGAGCTTGCAGAAACGGCGAAAGGCTACAAGACGATTGCTGTGAATCGTGCTGTAAAGTTTTCGCCTTGGGCTGATATGTTTGTGGCTTTAGATCCGCACCATCCATTCTGGGAAGAAGCTGACAAGCTAGGCTTTAGAGGTATGCGTATTCTTGGTGTTGAGCATCCAGACTATGACGCGCTTTATCCTGGGTTGATGTATGAGCGCGTACAAATGCCTGACGGTGCAACTATTGAAATCAGAAATAACGCTCTTGCGGCATTACGAATTGCTTTTCTTGCCGGGGCGAAAAAAATCATATTGCTTGGCTTCGACTGTGAAAGATATGAAGAAATACATTCTCATACCGGCTTCCGTGGATTAACCCAAGGACTTGAGCAAATGACCGCAGAAATTCGCGCGGTTGGCGTGGAAGTTGAGCGCATCGACTCCAAAGTTAAAAAGCCAGGAACCAGACCGGCGCGGCGTGGTGAGTTAGTTGATGCGGCCACATTCCCTCAGCAAAAGAAAAAGTGAACATTGATTTAAACAGGCGCTGCCGTGTTGAATATCCGGTTAAGACACAAGATGCTACCTATGGATCAGAAGTTACGACTTGGACGCCGCTTGCGGTTATCTGGTGCAATATTCAGGACGAATTACCAAGCAAATCCGAATCCAATCAAAACGGCGTAGTGATTAACACTAAACGAAGCAGATTCCGGGCACGTTATCGCACTGATATCGACTCCAGCATGAGAATAATTTGCGATGGCGTTACGTATCACATTGTTTCTGATTATGCCGAGATTGGAAAAAAGCAGCATATCGAAATGATGATCGAGAAGTTTTCATCATGAGCGACATCCGTGTTAATGGCTTGGCTGACCTCCAAAAGTTTCTTGATCAGTTACCGGCGAAGATGGAAGCAAACATTCTTCGTGGAGCGTTGCGTCAAGGAATAAAGCCAATGAAGGAAGCGGCAATTGCTAACTGCCCTACCGGGGAACCATCTGAAACAAACAAACGGAAATACAACCTATACGCTGGCGCACTGCGGGACAGCATCCGTATATCCGGGCGCATTGATAAACGCAATGGAAACGTGGTTGCACGGCTTATCGCTGGCGGCAAGACAAAAACCGGGGCGGATGTCTTTTACCCGAACATGGTGGAGTTTGGCACGAAGCAGCATGTTATGGGTGACGGCGTGCATCCTGGTGTAATGCCTAAGCCATTTATGAGACCGGCTTTGGATGCTCAGTCCGGCGCGGCTGTTTTGGCTGTAGGTGAGTACATCAAGAAAAGGCTTGCAACAAAAAACGGCTTGGACACATCAGAAATTAATATCGAGGTGGAAGAGTGAGCGGTGTGGCTGTGATTCGATACCTGCTTGCAAACAATGCCAGCTTAACCGCTACGGTATCGGCAGACAAAATTAAGCCTGGACTGATACCAATTAATACCGTATTGCCAGCCGTCTCAATCAGACAAATAAGCGGTAGAGAGCATCAGGTAATCAAGCGTGGATCGAACCAGCTTGTATCTGAGCGTATACAGATCACAGCGCAGGCAAAAACTTACACGGAGCAGAAAGCAATTATTGCGCTGATCCGTGCAGCATTGCCGGGTACGCACGCAACGGTAAATGGATTTACTGTTGATAGCTTAACGTACGAATCAGATGGACCCGATTTGGAGTATGAAAACCCGGTAATTTTTGAGCAATCACTAGATTATTTTGTGAAATATGTAAGATAAAAGAGCAAGAAAATACCCGGTTAACGTTGTGAAACGCCATCGGGTATAAAATAAAATATGTTATAATTGTCGAGCAGAAACAGTGCTATAACACCGAATCCGCTCTAACCAAACAATCATTTTTAGAGGAAATGAAAGCATGGCTAAGTCAATTTTAACAGATCGTAAATTTTATGTGTACGTGCATAGCAGATTAACCACTGGTGAGCCTTTTTATATTGGGAAAGGCCGCCTCAGTCGAGTAACCACACGATTTGGAAGGTCTGCGCATTGGAATCGCATAGTTGCTAAAGATGTGGGTTGTTACATTAATGTAATTTTTGAAACAAGCGATGAGGAATTAGCTTTTCTTGTCGAAGTTGAATTGATAAACAAACACCGCATGATCGGCGTAGAACTGATTAACCAAACATGCGGAGGCGAAGGCATGAGCGGGTACAGGATGACACCAGAGCAGATTGCTAATCAATCAAAAGCCAAGATGGGCAACAAGGCTAATCTGGGGCGCAAAGATTCAGAAGAAACTAAGGCAATAAAAAGCGCAGCACAAAGAGCTAGAACTGTTTGGCCAAAACTTTCAGACGAACACAAAGAGAAAATAGGGCTTGCATTACGTGGCAATCAGCACTGTTTGGGAAAGAAAGCCTCTGATGAGACCAAGGCAAAACTATCCGCTTTTCAAAAAGGAAAGCAGCATACATTAGGCCATGTGCTGACGGATGATCACAAGGCAAAGGTGTCCGCGTCTTTAATTGGAAACAAAAGAAATCTTGGAAATAAAGCTTCTGCTGAAACGATAATGAAGTTATCGGCAGCACAAAAAGCTGCATGGGCAAGACGAAAAGTTAAATAACATACATATTCAATAAAGCATTATCACCAAACCCGCCTGGAGCGGGTTTTTTGTTGTTCAAATTTTTAGCGTTCCGCAATCGTCAAGCCTGCGGACGCAGATGTTTAGTGTCCATGGCTTGACATTACTTAAAGGTAAATACAAATGAGCGCACACACAAGCGTTGCCAGCCACACAGACGCAACCTATGCAATTTCCGCATCGCTCCCGGCCACCTATGACGCGGCTGGGTACGCAGCGACAACAATCACTTATACCGCAATCGGCAAAGTAATTAAATTTCCAGCCTTTGGGTCAAGTCGGCCTACTCAAGAAATTCCACTTATCAATGCCGCAGTTGAGTACATCAAAGGTTCTGCGCGTTACGGCGGTGGAGATTTCACTATGGGCGACGTGCCAGCAGATGCGGGTCAGGTGATTCTAAAAGCTGCTGAAGCATCGGCAAATCACTACTCAATGAAAATCACATACTCAGACGGTGAAGTACATTATCTGGATGTGCTTGTTAATAAATGGGAATTATCCGAAGCATCAGAAAATACCCCGATGATTCGCACGGCTGGCTTGCAGCTTTGCAAGACCCCGGTAGTCGTAGCAGCTTCTTAAGTTTTAACCGCGCACCGGCTGGCTTGTCTACCCCTCTTGCGTGGGGTGACGGGCTGGCACGGGCATTTTTTTACCACGCAAAAGGAAAATTAAATGACTTTCGATATTACTCAATTTGAACTTGACGATACAGCCACGCTGACTATTCAAGACGCATCTTTAGAAAATGATTTGCTGGTTGATGGCAAGCCGGTTCTTTTCATCCTGTACGGGCCGGGCAGTACAGAACATATGAAGGCGCAGCATAAGGCAAATAATGCGGCCAATTTACGAGCCTATGCGGCAGTTAGGGGCAAGGCTGCAAAAGACTCGTCAGAACTTGGAGAGCAAGACCAGAACGTTAAATTGGCCTCTTGCACAAAAGATATTACGAACTTCCCTGTCGAAGGCGGTGCATTAGCAATCTATTCAAACAACAAGCTTTGTTACATCAAAAAGCAGGTTGAAGAATTCCTTGCGTCCTATGCAAATTTCAAGAAGCCCTCTTTGCCGAATTAGAAATTTATATCAGGTATTTGGCATGGTTAAACGCTGTGCCAGATACCAAAAAAGAGGGCGAGAGATCAAGACGTGAATCTTTCAAATCAGCGGAAGTAACAATTGAATTCCCGGAATGTCAGGCGGCATACATTCTTGGCTACTTGTTTGAGATCGGGCTACTTTTTGGTGATCAGCCTATGCCGCACAGCGAAATAGGTAGCTGGCAGCGCAACATTGGAATCAAATTGCAGCCGTTTGAAGTACGTTTTATCAAGAGACTATCAGAAACATACCTGTCTGCATTGCACGAAATGAAATCCGTGAATGCACAAAACCCTTGGGACGATGCACCCGCATATATGACAAACGAATACTTAAATGCGCAAAGTTCTAGAGCGGCATTGCGTAAATTAGCGAGCGGCGAATGAGCCAAGTTGCTGGATCGTTAGAAATCCAAATTTTTGCAGGAATGGCACGCCTGCAAAAAGACATGGATCAGGCGAAGCGTGTTGTGTCGTCTGCTGCTGACGCAATGAGCAAAGTACTAGGAACCATTGGCGTGGGCGTTTCCTTGGCTGGCATCACGAGCATGATTAAAAGTGTTGTTGATGTCGGAGACAAGCTTAACGACTTGCGGAAAATTACCGGGCTGACGGTTAATGAATTGGGTGGGCTTGATAAGCAAGCGAAGCTGAACGGAACCAATCTTGATTCGGTAGCCAAGGCCATCGGGATCATGTCGAAAAACATGTATACCGGCGTTGATGCTTTTAAGCTTTTGGGAATCGCAACAAAAGACGCTGACGGCAATCTGAGAAACGCTAACCAGGTATTGCTTGATGTCGCTGACCGTTTTTCACGGATGCAGGATGGCGCGCAAAAATCAGCAATAGCAAATCAGATATTCGGAAAGTCAGGGCGGGAACTAATACCGCTGCTGAATGAGGGCCGCGGCGCTTTGGAATCCGCAGCAGAGGCGCACCGGAAATATTCCGGGGTTACTCAGGCAAGCGCTGAAGCATCCGACCTGTTTAATGACAATCTAACTCTGTTGAGTGGGCGCGTAACAGCAATCAAAACATCGTTTGTCGGTGAATTGCTGCCAACGTTGAATGCAATCAGCACGGCCATGCTTAATAGCGGCCAGTCAACAAATCAATTCTCGTTTGCCGCGAACGTTGTGGTTCCGGTTTTAAAAGGTTTGGCTATTGCTGGCGCTGCGGTGGTGGGCATATTCCAGGGCGTTGGTCGAGAAATTGGCGCTGCTGCTGCACAGATGGCGGCGATTGCTAGGTTTGATTTTAATGGCGTGGCGGTTATATCAAAGGCACTGGCTGAAGATCATAAAAAAGCGGATGCGGCTTTTGATAAGTATGTCAAAACCATACTTAATAGTGACAATGCAGTACAGCAAGCCAATGTGTCGCAGCAAAAAATGATTGATCTGCAGGTGCAGATACCTAATGTTACTGACAAAGCGGCCAAAGCAATCGAGCGCAAAACAAAAGCCTACGACATTGAGATTTACAAGCTCAAACAATACGAGGATCTGTATAAAAAAGGCAGAGACTTAACCGAGCGAGTAGCCACTAGCCAGGAAAGATACAACAACGAACTGCGGGAACTTGAAGCGCTGCGGCCATACATCACGGTAGAGACATACAATCGCGCACTCGAAAAAGCACAGAAAGAATTAAAAGGTACTGAGGTTCAGACTCGCCAAACGACTGACGAAGTTTCGCAGCTTTGGATGCAAGCCGGTCGGAACATTCAAAGCTCACTAGCAAACGGCATATTTAACTTTTTTGACGATGGCTTGAAAGGCATGGTCAAGAGCGTGGCATCTACTGTCGGGCGCATATTGTCTGAATTCGCTGCATTGAAATTGGCTCAGAGTATCGGATTATCCAGCATGTTCAGTATGGGCACTGGCGCGGTGGCGGCGGCTGGATCAACTGGTGGAGCAAGTTTACTAAGCAATGTCGGCTCGGGCGCTGGCATCATGAGTATGCTCAAAGGCGGCATGGGCGGAATCAGTAGCGGCATAAGCGGCATGATGAGCGGCGGCGGTCTTGGTGCGGTGGCTTTGCCTTTGCTTGGTGGGTTCGCGCTTAACTCAATGAGCAATGCTTTTGCTGGTGATAAAACGCTTGGCAATGGCTTTACTGACTTCATGCAAAAAATTCCAATCTTAGGGGCTGGCTGGGACATCTTAGCCGGGTTCTTTGGACGCGAACCGTACAAATTCAGGCAGCAATCAATTCAAGGCACTGCAACTGCTGACGGCTTTGACGGTGACATTGCGAATGTATACCGCAGCAAGGGCGGATTGATTTCCAAAAATAAACACAAGTCACAGATAGAAGAATTCAGCAGCGAGCAACAGGCCATATTTGATGCTGCAATCGGTGGATTTTATACATCAGCGCGGGGCTTTGTTGACAATCTTGGATTGAGTGCTGAACTTGTCGACACGTTTACAAAAGAAGTTCAGATCAAGTCAGAAAAGGGCAAGACAGTAACGGAAGAAGCTATCGCTGAAATGATAGCCGGTATAGGCGACAGTCTGGCACGTAATGTTTTACCGAACGTCGACGATTTCAGAAATGCCGGTGAAACCACAATCCAAACATTATCAAGATTGTCAGGTGAATTTTCGGTACTTACAAACGCTGCCGCATTACTTTTTGATAAGTCATCAGGTTGGGCGCAAGATTTTGTTAAGCAATTCGGATTCGGTCAGCGCAGCGACTTTTTGAAACAAGCTGGCGGTGCTGACGCTTTCGCCGGTATGGTATCGGGATTCGCTCAAAACTTCTTAACCGAAGATCAGAGAATGAAGCCGGTTATTGAGTCGCTGTTATCTGAGCGTGACAAGCTTGGATTGAGCGGCATCAATACGCGCAGCCAATACACCAGCGCTGTGCAATCCGGCAACCTTAATCCAGATCAATTATTGTTTTTGCTGCAAAACCAGGACGCAATAAACCAGGTATTCATTTACCTGGATAAATTTAATGCGGCGGTTGAAGAGACTGCAGTCGTTGCAGAAAAGGCGGCTATCGCAATACTCAGTGTTGCTCGGGATGTCAACGACACAGAACAAGGCCAAAGACTAAATGCAAGCATCAACGCCACAACGCAAGCCATTGCTGGTCTTGAGAGCATTGCTGCGCAGCTTGCTGGAACGGTAAACAGCATTAATCCTCTATCTGTAGATCAAGCCAGGGCAATCCTATCGAGCGGCAATCCTTACGATCCAAACTTGAATGCTGCGTTATCTACGCTATCAAGCATGGGCACTGGCGGATTTTCTTCGCGTGCGGATTTTGCCAGATCGAAAGGGCAGAACGTGACGGCGGTCAATTCGCTGCAATCATCAATATCAACCATGACGATGAGCAAGCAAGCGGAACTAGCGCAGTACGAGTTTGAAAAGTTATCGCTGCAACAAGCTTTGAACGGCGCGGCAAGCGCTTATAACTCTGCCGCCGGATTTGATACAGGGACTTCTTACGTGCCAAAAACCGGTCTGGCTGTAATCCACGAGGGCGAGCGGATCATTAACGATGATCAAAACAAAGACATCGTTTCTATGCTCTCGGAGATTTTGACGCAAGCTAAAAAAACAGCAGACACATTGGTTAGAGTTACACGCAACGGTGACGCGATGGTGACAGCATGATAACAATGCGGCCAATAACAATCAGGGCGGCGCAGCTTACCAGTTCAACCATTCCATACCCGGACACGGGAGAAACCGCATGGTCTTCTGCGTCAGTTGCTTATGTTGTTGGTAATACTGTTTCGTACACGGTTGACGGACTCATACAAAAGTTTGAGTGCATCGTAGCGCACACCAGCAGCGCAACAAATTTTCCGGTTCCATATCCGAATGAAACGGTGAACTGGCTGGATTTAGGCGCGGCAAATCGATACAACATGTTCCACCTTGAGCGCAACACGCAGAGTATTGAAACATCATCACCGTTGACGGTTGAGATCGATACTAATGAGCGCGTCGGCATGGTGGCCATAGGAAACATAATCGCTGATGCTGTGACGCTGCAAGTATATAACTCTTCGGCTGTGCAAGTTTTTACAGAGACAAAAGACCTGGTAGGCAGAACAGTAAATAACTGGTTTGATTATTTCTATCAGCCGTTTTTACAGGTAGAGAACACACTATTCACAAACTTCCCAATCAACTCCGGGTATACCCATAAGCTAACTTTTACCAAAGCATCGGGTAACATTTATGTTGGCTTCGTGGTCATGGGTATGCCGTTCGAGGTAGGGCGCACGATGGAAGGTGCAAACGCTAGGCGACTTAATTTTTCGACCATCGAGCGCGACTTTGACGGCGAAACAAAAATAGATATCCGTCGCAGCGTGCCTGAAATCTCACAAAGCATATTGATGGATAAGCGTGATTTGAATACTGGAGTGCGCTTAATGGATGATTTAAACGGCGTGGTTACAGCATACACGGCTTTGTATGATCCATCGGATGGGTACTTTAATACGTTTTTCTTAATCGGCTTTTACCGCGATGTTGAATACAACGCAACACACCCAGAACACGTAATAGCAACTGTAAAACTGGAGTCAATCTAATGGCAATCACAGAATTCCCGGCCGCACCATCAATTTCAGATCCCACAAATTTCGCGACTGAGGCAGACGCATGGGTAACGCATTTTACTGATACCTTTGTCCCTGAATTAGATATTGCCATCGCTGCATTTAATTTTAACGCAACTAACTCGATCAGCACAACAGCGGACACGATAGCAACAGGCAGCACAACGATCACTGTGCAAGCCAGCAAGTCTTATGTTGTCGGGATGACTGTAAAAATAGCATACACAACCGATGCAACAAATTGGATGTTGGGCGAGGTAACGGCATACAACAGCGGGACAGGATCTTTAACAGTTTACGTGCGACAAATAAACGGATCTGGAACACAAAGCGCGTGGACGATCAGCCTGGCGGCAACACAGCAAGAAGTTGGGGACCTGGTAACTACTTGCATCACAGGCAACGGCAGCCGGTCCAGCTTAACAACGGTTAGGCTCCAGACAACAACACAAACAAACACGCTAGGGGCAACTGTATCGCATAGCGCAACAAATGGTACGTCAATCATATTGCCAAGCGCTGGAATTTATGAAGTGTTCGCGCAAGATCATTACACAGGCAGTGCTCCGGCATCTACATTCTGGGGAGTAGGGTTAAACATAACTACCGGAATCAGTACGGCAGCGAATGCAGCCACTCTTGCATTAACACAGGCCACAAGCAACGCTGATGTTCGACCAATAATAAGATCGTTCTATGCTGCTGCTGGTGATACAGTACGCCTGATGAATAACGGTAACTATTTTAACGGCGTTGACTACGCGATGCTATCCGTTCGCAAAACAAGCAATGGATAGCCTACTGATTAACTCTCCTACAGGGGAGCAGATAATTCAAAAGATTGATGACACCGGCTATTACTATGATCAATCTCGGGTACTTTGGGATACGCGCACGCGCGGAGAAATGCCTACTGTAACGCTTGGGAAAATGCAGCTTGTAGATAATCAATTGGTTACGCTAGATGATTTTCTTCCAGCGCATGCGGCTGCGATTTACGCAAAAACTGTGCCTGATGAGGTGCCCATGACAGCAGCTTGCGAGGCGCTTATCAATGCTGGATTGCACGAAACGATTGATGCTTACATAAACACTCTAACCGCAATTGATAAAAATTGGTGGGACCGATCCGCAGTTATAAACCGGAGCTTTCCGCTGGTTGCTCAGGTACAGACACAACTCAACTTAACAGATCAACAAATGGATCAATTATTTATCGCAGCCGAAACGATCAGAAAGCAGAGAGCTGGACAAGTTTAAAAAATCCCCGCAGCAAAAACCAACAAGCCGCCATTGAGCGGCTTTTTTATTGGGTAAAACAATGAACATATCGCAAGCTATTAAAGATTTTCCAGTGATTCGCAGCATATTTAGACTTGTAAGCCATAACCCCACCACCGGCGGACTTGATTTATCAGGAGTGCCGATAACAGGCATCGCTTCGTATACTTATGCGCAGTTCGTAGCTCTCACCGCAGGAGAGAAAACGGCATTGGCAGGACTCGCTGTACACATTAGTGATGTGCATACTAGCTCTGACGGAATCG